GCCGTTCGTGAGCATCCGCTCGGAAAGCGCCTCGTAGTAGTGGTTCGGGATCGCCGTGCCGAAGATCACCAGGCTGGGCTGGTTGATGACGCCGGGCGCTTCCTTGCCCGCCTTGCGGCGCATCGGGAACACGCTGTTCGACGCCGAGTACATCGTCAGCAGCGTGGACATGATCGCCTCGTGCCGGGCGTCTTTGGCCTTGTTGATCGACTGGAGCATGCCGTCGATCTCGTCGGTCTGGAACAGCATGCCTGGCGTCTGGAAGAGCGCGTCCTGGATGCCCTCGCCACTGGCGAACCGCTCCCCAAGGCACTTGGCCAGGCCGACCTCGTGGACGATGCGGGTGTTGACCTTGCGCGGCCAGTCCTTCCCGGCGGCCGAGTGCGCCAGGCCCAGCAGGTAGATGTTCGTGCGGTTGTCGCCCGGATCGCGCACCTTGCGACCCGTCAGGAACGCCAGGAGCGAAAGCGCCCCGGCGAAGGCCATGACCGGGTTCGGATAGGGCGCGGTCGCCAGGCAGTAGTCCATCACCTCGCCGACAAAGCCGGGGATGCGAAGAAGGTGGTCGGGCATGGGCCCGGGGTCGGGAATCTCTGGCGCACGGGCGGCATTGTGCGAGTCATCGGCCCCACATACGCCGCTCTGGCCGAGAATGCCCGACAGGTCGACGCCTGTGCGAATGTCCGACGGGCCGTCGCCCCCGTAACCGGACATGCGCAGAGAACGCGCCGCCGTCTCATAATCGCCGCCGTGGTTCAGCAGCGCGTAGACCGCGAACGGGGAATAGGCCCGGGACGGCTCGAAGGGCGCGGCATTCGCGCTGAAAACGTAGAAGACCCGGTCCTTCAGCGAGGCCGACCAGCCGGATGTCTTGCCCGGACGACGCCAGTACTCGTTCTCTCCCGGCTTGGCCAGCGCCCATCCGTGCTGTGCGAGCACATCGCGCACATCTCCGCGATCATTGAAATCATCGCCTGGCCTGTGCGAAATCTCTGGCGGGAATGCGCCCTGTGCGACCGATGACGCCGGTGTCGGCCCGTTCTCCGAATTGTGCGGCCGAGAACGGCCGTTGTCCGAATTCTCCGCCGAGAATGCGCCGGTGTCCGAATTGTCTGCGCCGGGGTGCTCGCCGGAGGCCGCCACGGGCGATTCCTTGGCGTCCCGTTGGCCACAGGGGCGCGTTTCGCCGACCAGGGGCGGCAAGTACTCGTTCAGCTCCCATGCGGCCGCCAGCAGCGCGTCCCGGTCGGCCTCCGTCAACACGGGCGGGGTGCGCAGGTCGCCCTGGATCGCCTCGTACCCGGCTGTCGGGGCGCAGAGGAACAGGCCGCCCTCGCCACGGGTCTCGATCAGCGTGACGGTCTTGTCGCCCTCGCGGCGCTGGGCCAGCTTCATGTTGCCGCAGACCGGCGCTTCGCAGCAGTAGAAGACATGCCGCCCGCCGCGTTGGGTGGTCTCGACCACCAGCCGCGCCAGCAGGTCGGCGGGGATGCGCCGGGCCCAGGCGTCGAAGAGTTCACCGCCCGCGTCGAAGTCGATCATCTCGGCGTTGCCGGAGACGGTCCCGCACACGATGCAGACCGCGTCCGGCCCGTTGTCGAACCAGGCGGACAGTTCTGCCTCGGTGGGCAGCCGCTTGCGGTAGCGCTTCCACTGGCCGACCGCCGGGCGCTTCTCCGCCCGGATCGCGGGCAGAGCGCACAGCCCGGCGGCCAGGTAACCAGCCGCCGCGCTGTGGAGCGTGTCATGACTGTCAGAAGGGCAGATCATCGTCCTCCGGTCCTTGGTATTCGGGAAGATTGCCGTCATCGCGCTCGTCACTGCCGTCCTGGCGCGGCGGGATTGGCCCCAACTCGTGGTGGGTGATGCGGTCGTACTTCTCGCCTGTCACCGACCGCACGGTGATCGAGCGCGTCTCGGCCACACCGCCCGCCTCACAGATCTCCACGGCCTGCTCAGACGATTCCGGGAACGGTTCGCGGGACCGCGCCCTCCACCAGGTCTCGGCCTTGGCTCGGGCGTAGCCGGTATGCTCGAAGCAGACCCACTCGCTGCGGTAGTTATTGAACCCGACCCGGTAGTCGACCCGCATGGTGCGTGGGTGGTCCTCGGGCGCGTCGCGCTTGACGTGGACGCTGTAGTAGACGCCCTCGACCTCGTATTCCGTCTCGGTGACCTCGCCGGAGAGGACGCTGGCCGTGGAGGCTTCGTGGTCGTGCTGTTCGCGTCTGGGCGGCGGGAAGGCATAGCCGCATTCCGGGCAGATGCTGTAGGCGGCATGGATCACCGCCTGGCACTGCGGGCACTCCTTGGCGGGCGCGTCGCCGTTGCCGTTGGGGCGGTCCTTGATCTCCAGAGCATCGACCGGCCCGTGCCGCAGGATGTTGCCGCCGAAGTCCAGGACGAGACAGTTCTCCTTCGACGGGTCCAGGCGGAAGCCGCGACCGACCATCTGGTAGTAGAGGCCCGGGGAGTTCGTCGGCCGTAAAAGCGCCACGCAGTCGATGTTGGGCGCGTCGAAGCCGGTGGTCAGCACGTTGACGTTGACCAGATACTTCATGCCGCCGTCTTTGAAGCGTTTGAGGGTGTCGGCGCGTTCAAACGGCAGCGTGTCGCCGCAAACGAACCCGCACTCGTGACCGAACTCCCCGAGGGTGCGCTGGACGTGCATGGCGTGCTGCACACCGGCGGCGAAGATCAGGACCGAATGCCGGTCCCGCGTATGCTCGACGATCTCGCCGCAGGCTGACCGCACCAGCGCGTCGTCGTCCATCAGGGCCTCGACCTCGCCCGCGATGAACTCGCCGCCTCGGATGTGCAGGCCAGAGGTGTCGGCCTTGCGGCGTCCGGCCTTGGTCTTGAGGCCGCAGAGATACCCCTGCACGATCAGCTCGCGCACGCCGACCTCGTAGCAGACGTGGTTGAGAAGATTCTCCGGTCCGCAGATCATGCCGGTGGTCATGCGGTAGGGTGTGGCCGTCAGGCCGACCAGCCGCACGTTGGGATTCACGGCGCGAGCCTCGGCCAGGAAGGTGCGGTACATGCCCTCGCCATCGGGCGGCAGCATGTGCGCCTCGTCGATCAGGATCAGGTCGAAGCGGTCGAGCTCGGCCGCGCGGCGGAACACGCTCTGGATGCCCGCCACGATGATCGGGTGCTCGGTATCGCGGCTCTTAAGCCCCGCCGAATAGACCTCGATCTTGTTCCACAGGTCGGGGGCCATCGCGTGGAGCTTCTCGGTCGCCTGCTCGAGCAGCTCCTTGACGTGCGCCAGGATCAGCACGCGACCGTTCCACTGCTGGACGGCGTCGCGGCAGATCGTCGCCATGACCGGCGTCTTGCCGCCTGCCGTCGGGATGACGACGCACGGGTGGTCGTCCCGTCCGCGCAGGTGATCGTAGACGGCGGCGACCGCCTCGGTCTGGTAGGGGCGCAGTTGGATCATGTTCCTCCTTGGGCGTCGTCGATGATGGTGAGCGCAGAGTCGATCACGCCCCGGCGGAACAAGGCGCGAATCGTCGCGGTCGGACACACGAGCGCCGCATCCTGTTTGCCGAGTTGGCGGATGACACGGAGCGTCGCCAGCATGGCTGGCGTGAGCGCGTCACAGTTCCGGCGACGATGGCAGGTCGTGTGTTTAGTCGTGGGCATCTTGATCCTCGTCAGGCAGCGGCCCGCCGCATACGGGGCAGCGCCGCAGGGGAAATTCCTCGACCGTCACCAGAAGCCTGCCGTCGGGCACCGCCTCACGGCGGCGCGTCACGAGCAGATCGATCTGGCTGTCGTCCGCGTACACGCCTGCGTGTTCCAGGGCGTCGAGCACCGGCTTCTGGATGTTGTCCAGGTCGCGGCGTCGGCGGTCCGGCGGAAAAGCATCCATCGCCAGGGCGATGCGCCCGCTCGACGGGGGCTTGCGCATCCCACCGCCGAGGAGGGAGCAGACGTTCCGTCGGAACGTCCGGCCCTCCCGGCTGATCAGGGTGTGCAGCCCGACCCGCCGCCAGTAATGGTTCACGCTGGGCGGGTAAGGAAGCGTCAACGGCATGACGCCCTCCTTACCGTTTCCAAGGGGGCGTGTTGTCGGTCACCGGGGCCTGCTGCGCCTGCCCGGCGGAAGCCTTCCGCTCGTAGCCTTTGATCTCGTTGGTGAGCTCGCCGGTGTCCTCGCGCTTCTTGAGCTTCACGACGATCACCAGCGGCAGGTTGTGCAGCTCGACGCTGTCGCGGGGCTGCATGACGCCCACCGCGTGGCAGATCGCCGACAGCTCCGACCGGGCGATCTTCACAGCCGTGGCGTTCGGGTTGTCGAGGTTGAGCCGCGCCCAGAGGATGCGGTTCTTGTACGGGCCGTCGATGACCGTGAAAGTGAGCTGCAGATATTTGCCGCTCCCGGTCTTCGTGGGCTTCATCTCGCTCTCGGTGATCGCGGCCAGGAATTTGCCCGCCGGAAGCGGTTCAAAGTTGCTGGTCGGTTCGACTTCGGACGCATTGAATCCATTAAGGTTTGCCATGACTCGTTACTCCTTGCTCTTGGTGGTTACTGACTCGTTACCCCGCGCCGGGACCGCCCCGGCTGCGGACATCGGGTTGGCGGCCAGCGCGTTCATCAGCGCAGGCCACGAGAGGGGTAGCTCGGCGGGCAGGCCGTAGCGGTTCTTCGCCACGCAGGCCGGGTTGCCGACCGTGCGGAGGATGCGTTCGCCGCCATCCTTGCCCAGACCGGCGGCGATGGTGCGCTCGCGCCCGAACCCGCCGTCCTCGGTCTTCGTGATGATCTTGCGCGTGGCGAAGAGCACCGCGTCGGACCACTCCGTCAGCAGCGCCGTGACGTGCTTGTGCAGTCGCGGCGAATAGCGGTCGTAGGCGCTGAACTCCGGGTCCTCGAACTTCTCGACCTTGGCGTGCGCCAGGACGATCACACACATGCCGCGCTGGTTGCGCAGCGTGTTGAGATCGCCCAGCAGCTTGCGCCAGTGCGTGAGGGCGTGGGTGTAGCCTTTGGCGTAGCCGCCATCGACCTTTTCGATGCTGTTGACGCCGTACTGTTCGCAGAGCGCGTCCCAGACCAGGCGCTCGAGCCAGTCGGCCGAGTCGATCACGACCGTCTCGAAGTCGTGCTTCTCCTGGATCAGTGCCCGGAGCGCCGTGTCGACATCGGCCAGCCGGGTCGCCAGCGGAAAACTGGCGCAGTCGATCTGGTCGAGGCCGTCCTCGGTGGGGACGAAGATCGGTTTGGGGGCAGCGGCCGCCGTGGTGGACTTGCCGATGCCCTCGGTTCCGTACATCAGGAGGCGCGGCGGGTTGTGCCTGCGACCCCGGTGAATCTGCTGCAACATGGTCATACTGCTTCTCTCCTTCTCGTTGTGGTGGTTTCAGCCCGTGACCGGACGTGCCACTACGGCACGTCCAGCACGCGGATTTCCTCGTAGCCAGTGGGCCACTCGTCGCGTTCGCGGCAGACGAGCAGACGCCGGATCGCGGCCTCGTTCTCGCGCTGCGCCTGGGCCAGCGTGTCGTCGCCAACGCGCCAGACCCCGCAGCGGAACGGTTCCTTCTTCTCGACCGCGATCAGGTGAACGGGGACCAGCGTGCCGCCGAGGGCCTGGGCCAGGACGGCCCGGTAGAAGGCGACCTGCCGGTGGTAGCCGTAGCACCGGGCGTCGGCCTCGAACCAGGTCAGGTCGTCGCAGGTCTTGAAGTCGACGATGCCGCGATGCGGGTGCAGCCAGTCGATACGGATCTGGCAAGGCGTGCCGCAGTACTCGGTCCGCACGACGCCTTCGGCGCGGCCGTAGAGCAGGAGCGCCACGGCCTCGTCGTTCATCTCGACGCCGGACCGCATCTGCTCGACCAGATCGATCTGATCGTGGGACAGGACCGGCTTGCCCTGGATCGCGGCCCACTCGGCGAAGGCCTTCGTGGCCGCACCGAACGGCTTGCCGGTCTTTTCGTTGATGGGGCCGCCCAGCGCGAACGCCGCCTCAAAGGCATCCCGGCCCTCGAGGATCAGCGTGTGCGCGGCGCGTCCGATGAGGTAGCTGGCCGAATCGGAGTCCTCGATCAGGCCGACCGCCTTCTTGCGGTGCAGCCACGGGCACCGGATGAAGTCCAGGAGTTGGTGGCTGCTGAGGTAACGATCCGCCTTGGCGTGGTACTGCGCGGCGGGTTCGGCTTCCAGAATGTTGAGATCGATGCTGATGTCCATGATTCCTCTCCGCGTTGGTGTCTCCTGACCAGTTGCCCCTGGCCGCCTTCAGTTACTTACGCGGCGCAGGGGCAAACTGGCGGAGAGCGCGTTCAGCGCAGGTAGTCGTCCATGCGGTTTGCCGCGAAGACCT